AATAGTATCTGTATACTAAGATTTTTACAAAAATCAATAATATTTATGTATTAAATAAAACAACATATAAAAAAAAAAATAATGGCAACATCAAATAAAGTTTTCGTTTCACCTGGAGTATACACTTCAGAACGTGACTTATCATTTGTAGCACAAAGCGTAGGTGTTACAACGTTAGGTATTGTAGGAGAAACTTTGAGGGGTCCGGCTTTTGAGCCGATTTTCGTTTCAAGTTTCGATGAATTTTCAGCAATTTTTGGAGGTACGTCACCTGAAAAATTTGTGGAAACACAAATACCAAAATATGAAGCAGCGTACATCGCTAAATCATATTTGCAACAATCTAATCAATTATTTGTATCAAGAATTCTTGGTTTATCAGGTTATGATGCGGGACCATCTTGGTCTATTAGTACTATAGCAAACGTTAGTGGTGGTTCAGTTTCACAAAGTACATCATTATCTTCAGTAATTGTAACATTTACAGGTACAACTGGTGGAACATCAACAATTTCGTTTGGTTCATTTAGTTCTGCAATATTTGCAAGTGATGTTAACAAACAATTCACATTGTTAGATGGTACAACATCTACAATCCAAGATAAATTAAAAACTTTTGTTAGTTCGGTAATTGGTACTAATTTTTCAGCAGCAACCACAAGTGGAACAACAGCATATGTATTTGGTACAATCCCAACAGGTAATTACAATTCATTAACTGCTCGTACATTAACAAACGTTTACGGTGTACCAAGTTTAAGTAACTCAAGCACTGATTATTCAAGTAGAGATAATGACGCTTGGTATTACGCACAATTCGACCCAACTACAGGAAATGGATATTCAGGTTATTCGTTCTCTTCAAAAATAGATACGTTAACAGGTGTAACAGGTTCTTTTTCAGGTTCTGTACAATTTTCAGCGTTTACTCAAATTGGAACTGCGTTTACAAATTATAACAATGTAGTTGTAACAACTCTTCGTTCAAGAGGTGTGTCAAACTACACAACAACAACAAATCCTGTATACGAAGTTACGGGTTCTACAAATGTTACTTTAAATTTTTCAGGAGCATATAGTGGAGCGTCTATGAGTCCATATTCACCATTTGGTGTTTCAGGTGTTACTTATGACGGTAGTACTTTTGAATTTAAAGTATCGTTGGATTCAACAGACACTAATTATATTTCAAAAGTATTTGGTCAATCTAATTTTGGAAAACCAAGTAATGAAGTACCTTTATTTGTTGAGGAAGAATTTAGTAACTTCTTAAATTATTCATACAAGAAAGGTTATATCAGGGGTATCAATTCATCAATTGATGGGTTACCATCAGCACAAGATGATAATGGTTTAAACCGTTCAATTGGATGGTATTTGGAACAATACCAAACACCTGAAACACCTTACGTAGTTTCTGAATTAAGAGGTTCAAATGTTTATAAATTATTTAAATTTATCTTAATTTCTGATGGTAATGATGCAAACCAAGAAGTTAAAATTTCAATTTTGAATATTTCATTTAACAATGGAACATTTGATGTTGGAATTAGAGCTTATGATGATACAGATGCAAGTCCTGTTTATTTAGAAAAATTCACAAATTGTTCTATGAACCCAGCATCTAATAGTTTCATTGGTGTTAAAATTGGAACAAGTGATGGCGAATACGCATCAAGGTCAAAATATGTAATGTTGGAAATTAGCACAGAAGCACCATCAGACGCATTACCTTGTGGTTTTGAGGGTTACTTAATGAGAAACTATTACGGAGCAACAACACCATTCCCAATTTATAAAACAAAATATGATGTGGCTGGTGAAGTTACTTATCAACCACCATTGTCTTCTGTTCAAAGAAGTTCAGGTGATAAAATAAATAGAGTGTTCTTGGGTATTTCTGATACTATTGGATATGATGCTGAATATTATGATTATAAAGGAAAACAAAATCCAAATGACATATCAATCGCAACAACTTCATCTGATTGGGATTTCTTGTCAAAAGGTTTCCACATGGATTCAGGAGCAACTGTTGTAACAATTTCTTCAACATATAGTACTTCAGGTACTTCAGCGTTTGAGGTTGGTGCAACATCATTTACTACTGACCCAACAGATTCAACAAATCCTTACTACAAGATACAATCAAGAAAATTCACATTGTTTGCACGTGGTGGATTTGACGGTTGGGACATTTATAGAAAATTTAGAACCAACGGTGACAATTATGTGTTAGGTGGTACACAATATTTAAAAGGTGCGGCACCTTCAGCACAATTCCCAACTGCAACAGGATGGGGAGCGTTTAAGAAAATTGTCGTTGATGGTAACTCAACTGATTGGGCGAACACTGACTACTATGCATACTTGTTAGGTCAACAAACATTTGGTAATCCTGAAGCAACAAACATTAACGTGTTTGTAACACCAGGAATTGACTTTGTTAACAATTCAAATTTGGTTGAAGATGCAATTGATATGATTGAAACACAAAGAGCTGATTCATTGTATATCATGACTTGTCCTGATTATGATATGTTCGCAACAACAACAACATCACCAGCAACCGATTTAATATACCCAACAGAAATTGTTGATGATTTGGATACAACAGGTATTGACTCAAATTACACAGCAACTTATTACCCTTGGGTATTAACAAGAGATACTGTTAATAATACACAAATATATCTTCCACCTACCGCTGAAGTTTGTAAAAACTTGGCATTAACTGATAACATTTCATTCCCTTGGTTCGCATCAGCGGGTTACACAAGAGGTATTGTAAATTCAGTTAAAGCTCGTAAGAAACTAACACAAGACGATAGAGATACATTGTATCAAGGTAGAATCAACCCAATCGCAACTTTTTCTGATGTTGGAACATTGATTTGGGGTAACAAAACAACACAAGTTGCTGAATCAGCACTTGATAGAATCAACGTAAGAAGATTGTTGTTACAAGCTCGTAAATTAATTTCAGCAGTGGCAGTTAGATTGTTGTTTGAACAAAACGATGATAAAGTTAGACAAGATTTCTTAGACGCTGTTAATCCAATTTTGGATTCAATCAGAAGAGATAGAGGTTTAATTGACTTTAGAGTTGTTGTTACAAACACACCTGAAGATTTGGATAGAAATACAATGACAGGTAAAATTTACCTTAAACCAACAAAGGCTCTTGAGTTCATTGATATCGAATTCTTAATCACACCATCAGGAGCTTCATTTGAAAATATCTAAAAATAAACATGGGAAGGGGAATAAAACCCCCTTCCCTATTATTTATATATAAAACTATGGAATTTACAAAAAAAGTATTAATGGAAAGTTTAGATGTACCAACTAATGGTAAAAAAACTTATTCTAAAAAACCACAAAACATTGTTTTAACTGAATCACAGTTAGAAAGTATCATTGCAAAATTATCAAAAGACAAAAAGTAATGAATTTAAAAAAATCAATTAGAAGACAATTGTTAGAAATGGTAACTGAGGGTATGGACCCATCAGGATTACCTGACCACAAATATTATGCTTTTGATTGGGATGATAATGTAATGAACATGCCAACAAAGATTATGATTTTGGATGACAAAGATAATGAAATTGGTATGTCAACAGATGATTTTGCTGAACACAGAAACGAATTGGGTAAAAAACCATTTGTATATAATGGAAAAACCATTGTTGGTTTTGCATCAAATCCTTTTAGAAATTTCAGAGGTGAAGGTGAAAAACAATTTTTGATTGATGTAATGTCGGCAAGTTTTGGACCATCATGGGATGATTTTGTTGAGTGTGTTAATGGTGGGTCAGTTTTTGCAATCATCACTGCTCGTGGACACAATCCAATGATTTTAAAACAAGCGGTTTACAAACTCATCAAAAATAATGTGGGTGGTTTGGACCAAGAAAAATTGGTGGAATCATTAAAGAAATACCGTGATTTTACAGGTGAGGATATTAAAGATGACAATACAATGATTAAAGAATATTTGGACATGTGTCGTTTTCACCCTGTATCATTCGGAACTGGTTCTGAAGCCAATCCTGAAGAAGGAAAAATAAATGCTTTAAGAGAATTTATTACTTATTGTAAGAAACTTGCAAACATGGTGGGTGGTAAAGTGTTATTCAAAAACGATGTGTCCAACAATTTTGTGGTACCTTCAATAGGTTTTTCAGATGACGATGAAAGAAATGTGGAAAAAGTTAAAGAATTTTTAAATAAAGAATTCGGTCTAGAGCATCCAGTAACTACATATTTAACAAAAGCTCAAACTAAAACTAGATATTAAATATTTAAATAAATAATAAACTAGAACGCCTAGATAATATAAGAGAAAAAATTTGGATAATCAAGTATTTATAGGTAAATAAACTAAAATAACTAAAACAAAAATATAATAAAATGGCTGACTTATTAATGAAAATGCCCGACCCGTATGAACCAAAACGTAAAAACCGATTTATTTTGACGTTTCCAACTTCATTGGGTATTAATTCTTGGTATGTAGAATCTGCTGCCAGACCAAAAATAACAATTGCATCAAAAGATATTCCTTTCTTAAATACCAAAACTTATGTTGCGGGTATGTTTGAATGGGGAACAATTGGTGTTACCTTCCGTGACCCTATTGGACCATCAGCGGCTCAAGCTCTAATGGAGTGGGTTCGTTTACACGCTGAATCAGTAACAGGTCGTATGGGATATGCTGCGGGTTATAAAAAGGATGTAACTTTGGAAATGTTAGACCCAACAGGTGTTGCGGTTGAAAAATGGATATTACAAGGTTGTTTCCTAACAGACGTGGACTTTCAGGGTGTGTCTTATACTGATGACGGTTTACAAACCATCTCAGCAACACTTCGTCCTGATAGATGTATCTTAGTTTATTAATATTTCATTTACAAAATTCAAAGTCAGTTTATATTTAAAGCCAAGGGTAATCCTTGGCTTTTTTTATGGAAAACGAACAACAATACGGACAAATGAATTTTAACTTACCACATGATGTGGTACCACTACCTTCACAAGGTTTATTTTATGCTAATAAAAAGAAATCGGTTAAGGTTGGATATTTGACAGCTCAAGATGAAAACCTATTGGCAAGTGTCAATATGGGAACAACAAATGTGATTGGTCAATTATTAAAAAGTAAAATTTATGAACCCGATATTAAAATTGACGATTTATTACCTGGTGATGTTGAAGCGATTTTAATCTTCTTAAGAAACACGGCTTTTGGACCAAGATATAAAATTTCAAGTATCGACCCACAAACAGGAAAAAGATTTGAATCTGAAATTGATTTAAGTGAATTAAATATTAAACAAACAGAATCAAAACCTGGTGTTGATGGTTATTTTGAAACCAAGTTACCAATGTCTGATGATATTGTTAAATTACGACTTTTAACTTATGGTGAAGAAAGTTTAATTGATAGTGAACTTGATTTATATCCTGACGGAATGATTGCACCAAAAGTAACACGAAAATTGGAATCATACATTGTTTCAATCAACGGTAGTTCAGATAGGGAACAAATTGTTAAGTACATTCAAATGATGCCAATTAGGGATTCACAATTCATTAGAAAATTTATTAATGATTCTGAACCAAGATTAGATTTAAAAAAACAAGTTATAGCCCCGTCAGGAGAAAGAGTTGACACGAGTGTCGGCTTTGGGGTGGAGTTTTTTCGTCCTTTCTTCGGA